ATATAGACATCGCAGAGGAGGTATACCGTGAGCGAAACAGCACAAAACGGAAAGGGGAGTAGTCGTAGACCGACTGACGCCGCAAAGTATAACGACAATTTCGACAGAATTTTCTGTAAGAAAGGTAACGTACCACAACACACAACTACGGAGATCGAGACAGTGCAATTATTAGATACTTATTCAGAAGGCCATGCGTGGCGACCAGCTTGTGGCGGCATGGAGCGACCATTCGAGTGGGCAGATAAAGAGTACCTTTATATGTATAACCATGAGACGGGTGAACATGCGTACTACAATGCTACTGATGATGTCTTTGAGAACAGCGTGGAGTTTAACTGATGGATACATATAAAATAGTAAGTAGTAACGGTAATATTATTAGTTATGTGCGTAGTAATGTTCCTCCTGCTAAATATGAGATTGTTGAAGCAACTTGTACTATTCCTTCATTCGATCATAACGACCCAGACTTTGATCTGATCGATGAGGTGGAGGTTAACTACTGCGTTAAATACCACGTTAAAGGTGAAGAAGTGCCTTCACCATTCGGAGATATATAATGTATATTGTATCTTATGGCAGTGTGTCGGGTTACCATGAACAGGCTTTTTCAACGTATGAAGACGCAACTAAGTTTGTTTCAGATTATGAAGACGAGTTCAATGGTATGAATATTGAATGTGTAGATGATGATGATGGGAGCAACCTTTACTGGAGCGATGAGGTGAGGGATTATATTGTCAAATAAAATTGTAGTGCCTGATGCTGCCATACGAGAGTACAATGAGAAGTATGGCAAGTATCTACCCAAGTCAGCGAAGCGGTACGAATTACCATTGGTCGTAGACGAAGATGCAATGTACTTACAGGCTATGAAAGCATGTTCCAAACCGAGGAAATAACATGGCAACATTAGAAGATCAGATAGAGCTGGAGCACCGTATGGTTCAGTCTGGTATTGATAGGTATAACAAGGAGCTTAGGGCTTTGGCTGATAAAAACATAGAGTCAAAGACTAAGCATGGCCGATCAATCGTGGCTAACATATGTGAACCAGTGTCGGATGAGTTGAAGTTAGAATTAAAAAAGGCTAAGAAGTCTCGTAACAATAAGGTTAAGTTGCTTAACGGTTGCGATACTAGGCAGGTGGCATACCTGTCGTTAATCACCTTGGTCGATACCATATCAAAGGGTCTACCATTACTAGCTACGGCTTCTAACATAGGTAAGCAAATAGAAACTCAGTTCAGGTTAGATTATTGGTTACAAGAAGATAGGAACACAGCTAGTAACTTAATTAAGATGGCGAACAAGAAGTCAGACAAAGGTTTTGATCATAAGCGTCACGGTCTTAACCATAAGATGAAGTTAGATGGTGTGGATATGCAATTGTGGACAAACTCTGAGCGCATTAACATTGGTGTAAGGATGATCGACATTGTTATACGCACAACAGGTATCGTTTACATTAAGAAAGAACACTTCAAGCGTAAGACTACAAGTTATGTCTACGCTACCGAAGAGACACTTGATTGGGTTAAAGGTTTTAACTCTACGAATGAAACGAACTTACCTAGGTACTCACCTTGCATCATTGAGCCTAAAGATTGGGACTCATTCTGGGGTGGGGGTTATCACTCTACGCACGTCAACAAGAAACCATTTTTAAGGGTGCATGGATTATGAAAGAGAGCTTGCAACAATACATCAAAGAAGTAGAGGCGCAAGACTTAACGATTGAGTATGAGTGTGTGAATGCTCTCCAGAAGACACCTTGGCAGGTCAACGTGTTCGTGCTGGAAACTGTTAGGGCTTGCTGGGATAGTGGTCAGGAGTGGATAGGTTTACCACCAAGGGATGCCCTACCTATACCACCTTATCCTTTTAGTAGGGAGCCTAAGTACCTTAATGAAGAGGAACTCCAAGAGTTTAAGGTATTTAAAGCGAAGCGTAACGCTGTGTATACAGCCAATGCTAAGAATATGTCGAAGCGTATCCAAGTGGAGCGTACACTACAGTTAGCAGAGGAGTATGCAAAGACAGAGAACTTCTGGTTCGTGTGGCAGTGTGATTTCAGGGGCAGAAAGTACCCAGTGGAGTCGTTTTTATCTCCACAAAACGCCGATTACTCTAAGGCTTTACTAGAGTTCTCTCGGTCTGTTGCCATTAACAACAGCGAGGAAGCACAGTGGCTCGCTATACACGGTGCTAATGTATTCGGAGTAGATAAGGTTAGCCTAGAAGATCGTGAGATGTGGGCTTACATGAACGCTAATAAGGCTATTGATGTACTTAATGACCCATTCAGTAACAAGTGGTGGCAAGAGGCAGACAAACCTTGGCAAGCCTTAGCATGGTGTAAAGAATGGGCAGAGTATACCATCGCCAGAGCTAATGGGGAGCCGTATGAGACACGTTTACCTTGCGCCAGTGATGGTTCATGCAATGGCTTACAACACCTCTCAGCGATGCTCAGGGACTTAGAGGGTGGTAAGGCAGTCAACCTTACACCTAGTGACGAGCCTCAGGACATCTATGCTGATGTTGCCAAGAGGGCAACTGAGTTGTTAGAGGAGGATGGGTCAGAGATGGCAATGCACCTTTTAAATATAGGTATATGCCGTAAGCTAACTAAGAGGTCAGTGATGATTGTCCCTTACAGTGGCACACGTCACGCTTGTAGGGACTACATCATGGAGGCGTTGGAGGATAAATGTACAGGTAATAACCCTTGGGGCGATGACTTCTTTGAGGCTTCAATGGTTCTGTCTGGGTTTGTATGGCAAGCAATAGGTGACGTGATAGTCTCAGCCTTTAGTGCCATGCAGTACATCAAGGACGTAGCTAAGTTGTACGTAGACAACGGCATCCCGTTTACATGGACAACGCCTACTAACTTAATAGTTAGGCAGTTCTATACGGACAGGAAGAGTAAGCGTATTAAGACTCACATAGCAGGTAGCTTAGTAGCCCTAAGATACTACGAGGATATGGGTGACAAGATAGACTCACGCAAGACATTATCAGGTGCTAGTCCAAACTTTGTACACTCGCTCGATGCGGCAGCTCTTACAATGACGGTGCATGAGTGTCTCAAGGATGGTATACTTGATTATGCAATGGTGCATGACAGTTATGGGACACACAGTCCTAACATGCCAAGACTTAATCAGAGGTTACGTGAGGCTTTTGTAGTAATGTACCAAGAACATGACGTACTGTTGAACCTATATGAGGATGCAGTAGTGTCACTACCAGAGGGAACATTAGTTCCAGCACCACCAAGTAAAGGTGACTTAGATCTAACTCAGGTCTTGCAAAGTGATTACTTCTTTGCATAGCCAAAGAGTTACCCTATAGCCACCCCCGTTCATATATATATAACTAAGGAATAATAAGCATGGCGAAGAATATATTAGTACAGACTGGTTCAGCAATGTGGGCTAAGGTCTTTGAACCTGACACCAAGTTCAATCCAGATGGTGACTACACAATCAATATACAAATGGCTGCGGCAGAAGCAGCTCCAATGTGTGAGCAACTAGAGCAGATAGTTCAAGCAAAGTTTAATGAGGCGATTAAAGAAGACCCACGCCTCAAGAACACGCTGACCACACAACCTGTAATGCAAACTGTGTATGATCGTGACACAGGTGATGATACAGGAAATGTAGAGTTCAAGTTCAAGCTCAAAGCTAAGGTACGTAAACGTGACGGTACATACTACGAGCAACAACCTGCTGTGTTAGATGCAAAGAAAACACCGCTAAGTAAGGATGTCCTAATTGGTAATGGGTCTAAGGTTAAGGTTGCGTTTGAACCTGTACCTTATGTTATGCCTAGTACTAAGAAAGCTGGTGTGTCTTTACGTCTCAAAGCTGTACAGGTTATTGACCTCATTGAGTTTGGTAGCTCTGCTACATCTGTCTTTGATGAAGAGGATGGTTACGTAGCTGCACCTGCTGCTGTTGTAGCTAGCGCATCAACAAAGTCGGAGGCTTTCGATGACGCTGACTTCTAGGTCTACCTTAGAGGAACGTGTACAGCTCAACCTTGAGGCTCGTGGGATAGCTTATGAGTATGAACCTTGCAAGCTACCCTACGTGGTCGAGCGTAACTACATCCCTGATCTAAAGATTGGGGATATTTATATCGAGGTCAAAGGTTACTTCCGACAAGACGCTCAACGTAAGATGAGAAGCGTCAAGGAACAACACCCAGAGTTAGACATACGTTTTCTATTCCAACGTAACAACAGCACAGTGCAAGGTGCTAAGAAAAGAAAAGATGGCACCAAGATGACGTGTGCTGAGTGGGCAGAACGCCATAACTTTATATATGCAGAGGAGATTATCCCAGATGAGTGGTTCAACAGGTTATAGGATTGAAGTTGCAATAATTGATAACACTAGTGATGCAGATGGCGCAACAGCTACGATCACGAGACGTGGTGATAATCTATCTCATTCCGATTTAGAAGAGGCGTTCACCGCTGCTATTAGAGCAGTAGGCTTTCAATCAGAAGTAGGTATTGATTGATGCCTGATCAGGAGAGTGAGTTCTTAATGCACACTCCATGTGAGAAGTGTGGCTCATCAGATGCAAACAGTTTGTACACTGATGGTCACACCTTTTGCTTTGCGTGTAATACATATGGGCAATCCCAAGAGGAGGCTAAGGTGATCGAGATTAAACCAGTAGATTTTTTAACTGGAACACATGAGGTGCTAGTTAAGCGGTGCCTAACTGAGAAGACAGTTAAGTTATGGGATTACCAAACAGGAACATTTAATGGTCAGACAACGCAGATTGCAAACCACAAAACCAAAGACGGCAAAACTGTTGCACAGAAGATTAGAACAGCAGGAAAAAACTTCTCAGTTAGAGGAGCAATTAAAGAAGCAGACCTCTACGGACAATGGCTCTGGCGAGACGGAGGTAAGAATGTCACCATCGTTGAGGGCGAACTAGATGCGCTCTCTATGTCTCAGGCATTCGACAACAAGTGGCCTGTAGTATCCTTAAAGACTGGTGCAGCAGGTGCTAAGAAAGATATTAAGCAAGCTATAGAATGGCTAGAGAAGTTTGAGTCTGTAGTCTTTATGTTTGATAACGATGATGTAGGGCAAAAGGCCGCACTTGAATGTGCTGCATTACTCTCACCTCGTAAGGCTAAGATTGCTAGGTTACCTCTTAAAGATGCTAGTGATATGTTGATGGCAGGGCGTCATGCAGAGCTTATAGATTGCTTCTGGTCGGCTAAGAGCTTTCAACCAGACGGTATCATTAATGGTGCTGACTTGTGGGAAGAGGTTTCAACAGAACGTGAAGTACACACGGTGCCGTATCCATATATAGCACTAAACGAGAAGATAGGTGGCTGTAGGTTAGGTGAGATAGTCACAGTAACAGCAGGGTCAGGCTTAGGTAAGAGTCAACTCACACGAGAGTTTGCATATCATCTACTGAACGAGGGCGCTACCATAGGCTACGTTGCGTTGGAGGAATCCAGTAAGCGCACAGCTCAGGGATTGATGTCCTTACACCTGAATAAACTTATACACCTTGAAGATGTACGTAGAGATGAGATGCGTGAAGCCTTTGACGCTACGCTAGGTACAGGCCGTGTGTTTATGTATGACCATTGGGGTTCTACGGAGTCAGATAACTTACTAAACAAGATACGTTACCTTGCAAGAGGTTGTGGTTGTCAGTACATTATCCTTGATCACATTAGTATTGTTGTTAGTGGTATGGAGGGTGGTGACGAGAGGAGAACCATCGACACCTTAATGACTAAACTACGTTCCATCACAGAAGAACTAAACATCGGTATGATTGTTGTCTCTCACTTACGTAGACCTAGTGGTGATAAGGGACATGAGGAGGGTGTAATGACTTCTCTATCTCAACTACGGGGTTCAGCTAGTATAGGACAGCTATCAGATATTGTTATAGGTCTTGAACGTAATCAACAAGACGAAGAGGATTCTGATAAGACTACGTTACGTATATTAAAGAACAGGTGGTCAGGTGAGACAGGTGTTGCGGGACAGCTAAGGTATTCAAAAGATACTGGACGTATGTCAGAAGAAGAAGAAGTTGAATTTTAGGGGAAAAATATGTACGACAAAGATGATAGTGGTTTTATGTGTGAGTATAAAATTATGCAAGCTTATACAGTCCTAAGTGATTTATTATGTTCCTTAGATAAAGAAGATGAGATACCTACTCTGAACGAGTTTAGAATGATTTACTTAGATGAGGCTCATTCAATACACTAACCACTCCAAC